TTCTGAATATTATTTAACCAAATTTTATATAAAACATCATTAGAAGGGAATAATATATCATCGCCATTAACTAAAACAGGCAAATCATGTATATTTATCCGAAAACCCGCATATTCTTCCATTGATTTCCAATAGCAGATAAAGTTAACCATACAAAGAATGGGAAACGACAATGTCGATCCCATAAGTTGGCCATTTTTCTGTAAAAAGGATTCAATTTCAGTCCATTCAGGATATGTTATAAAATGTTCATAAATAACGGATCGTAAAATCTCATTGAGATCACCGCTATAATTACACTTGGCTAAGAAAGATTCAAAACATATTTTAGTAAAATTAATATCTAAACCGTCTGTTGCTGCACTATAGTCGCCCGATACAAAACTGGTAAATACGAAACCCATTTTCTTTGCTCTCGCAACCATAAGGTTGAGATCACTAATGAGTAAGGGACGACCAGTTAAGCTAAAAGCAACATATCCTTGCAGATATTGCCACATCGCCTTTTGGAAAAATCTAGATATCCAATATCTAAAGGAAGGTCCTTTAGTAATTAATCTAGCTTTCAAAGGTTCGGACACTGCATGAACGCGAACAGTGATTGGTTCTTTTTTGGCATATTCAATAACATCTTTCAATTTGGGGCAAGAGAGTCCATAGATCTGTGTAAACTCTTCTGAAGATATAGGAATGTAATTAAGGAAATCTTGTGTAACCACTGTATCTGAAGTCTCTCTTATAGGAAGGCGAATGTATTCCGTGCCAGGAATTTTAATCATCTGGCCCGCTCCATTCACCTTCGTATAGAAATTCCAGATTGGATCATCAATATCCTTATCTTTATAAATACTATCTTCAAGTTTTATCAAATCACGTCTTTTGAACTTCTTTAGAGGAAGTTCTTCTATCTCACCTCTTTTATTATACTTGATGTCTTTCAACTTCTCTTGAAGAACGTCTCTAACTAATTCTCGAGCCCCTCCATTACTACGATTTGTGCCCAAAGCCGCTGAGGCAGTGGCTTCGAATAATCGCGGTTGGGGTTCAGAAAATTTGGAACAAAATCGATCAGCATAATCTGAGAAATTTAATTTGAAAGTCAACTCTTCAAAGGAATAGGGATCAAACTGAGACTCAGGATCGTTCATTATAATCTTGCCGTGTTTACGATAAGCTTCTAACAAAAAGTCCTCAGAAACAGAATTACAGCCCCTTTTTATTCCTTGTAGGTATGACCACCATAAAGATAAATTTTTCTTATTAATAGGTTTGGTTTTATTATTTACAAAAGACACACCTCCGGTTAAACGTGTCTTTAAATATTGATATATTTTCCCCTGGAACACTAAAGGATTTCCTTTAAAGGATTTCGGTGTTGGAGGGAGCTCGTTTTTTAAGAATTTCGCAAGAGGATAAGCGGTAACGTATTTGGCAATTTTTTCAAAGCCGCATTCGGTACTATTCCAACTGTGTACAGTTTTAAGAAAGCTTAAGTAATCTTTACAGGCAAAAGCGGTCATATCTAAATGATGACGAAGAACTTCTATAGTAGATCTGGCAAACATTGCAGTATTTACAACATCTTCCTTCAATTCATCGAACTCACCACCATCATCTAACCACTCTGCAGCAACTGATTTGCTACTTTCATCACCATGCACAAATAAAAAATAATTTCGAACAGACTTATCAAATATGTTTAACACACTGATTGAATCAGCGTTGACATACTTGATGTTCCTAATTCCGTTTTCTCCTACAGAGCCATCTCTGCCATGGGAGAAAACATTAACAATCTCATCTAAAAGACAGAGGATATCCATCTTCTGTG